TGACGATACTCCTATCGCACCGGGTGAATGGCGTGACGTTGATGTAGCGTCTGGCACCATACGTGACAATATTCTTCCTCTTCCATACAAAGAACCAAGCCAAGTTTTATCTGGCTTAATGGATAAGATCATTGACGAAGGCCGTCGTTTCGCAAGTGCTGCTGACTTACAAGTTAGTGATATGAGCGCAAACAGCCCAGTTGGTACTACGCTTGCAATCTTAGAGCGTACATTAAAGATCATGTCAGCGGTTCAAGCGCGTATTCACTACGCTATGAAAGAGGAGTTCCGTTTATTAAAACGCATCATTGCCGACTACACACCAGAAGAGTACAGCTACGAGCCAACAGAAGGTTCACGTCGTGCTAAAAAATCTGACTACGACAATGTAGAAGTTATACCAGTATCTGATCCTAATGCGGCTACTATGTCGCAAAAAGTTGTTCAGTATCAAGCCGTCATGCAGATGGCACAGCAAAGCCCACAAATCTACGACCAAGTAGAACTTAACCGGCAGATGTTAGAAGTGCTTGGCATTAAGAACATAGGTAAGTTAATACCAAGCGCAGAAGATCAAAAGCCAAAAGACCCTGTGTCCGAGAACATGGCTGTCTTAAACAACAAACCTGTAAAAGCGTTCGTGTATCAAGACCACGAAGCACACATTGCTGTACACACATCAGCTATGCAAGATCCAAAGATTGCGCAGATAGTTGGACAAAACCCACAAGCACAAATGATGATGGCCGCAATGATGGCGCATATCAACGAGCACGTAGCATTCCAATATCGCAAGGATATTGAGGAACAATTAGGTATACCGCTACCAAAGATGGACGAGGAGTTAGAGCCAGAGATGGAGCAAGAGATTTCTCGCATGATGGCTGCAGCAGCAATAAAACTGCTACAGAAAGATTCCGCAGAAGCTCAACAGCAACAAGCTCAACAAGCAGCGCAAGACCCAGTCTTACAGATGCAACAGCAAGAGTTGCAACTCAAAGCAAAAGAAGTCGATATCAAAGAGAAGAAACTTGCAATCGACGCAGCAGCAAAGCAAGACCAGTTGGACATCGAGAAAGCTCGTATCGAAGCGCAAAAAGAGATTGCAGGTATGCAAGTCGGAGCAAAAGCGCAGAAAGACAAGCTGGAAATGGAGTCCAAGATGGAGTTGGAAGGTCTGCGTATTGGGGCGGAAATCTCAAGAAACAGAACACAGATGTCGTTACAAGAGCGTCAGTCTATGAGACAGGCACAAATGCAAGCAAACAAACCTAAATCTACCCCTAAAAAAGGTGAATAATGGACAGAACTTTAGAGATTATCAAGCACCAGATAAACGAGAAACAGGCACAAGTAGCACGCGCTATGAGTGAAGGTGCGGCGAAAGATTACGCGGAATACCGCGGAATGTGCGGTGAAATTAGAGGTCTTTCCATCGCAGAAGGATACATACTTGACCTTGCAAACCAAATGGAGCGAAACAACGATGAGTGAAAACTTAATCATTGCGACAGAACACGGTGAAATATCCGAGTTACCGCAAACTACGGAAGAAAAAGGTAAACAGTTGCCAGAGCCAGTGGGATACCACATTTTGGTAGCACTTCCAGAAGCCGAAGAGAAGTTTGAAAGCGGTATTATTAAATCAGACGAAACACGCAGGTTTGAAGAAGTCTTAGCTACGGTATTTTTTGTAGTCAAGATTGGTCCAGATGCGTACAAGGATAAGGATAAGTTCCCAACCGGACCTTGGTGTAAAGAAGGCGATTTTGTGCTTGCAAGACCAAATAGCGGTACACGATTGAAAATACACGGACGCGAGTTCCGACTTTTAAACGACGACACCATTGAGGCTGTTGTTGACGATCCACGTGGCATTAGCCGCGCATAAGGGGGTAAATATGGCAGAGATAGAGAAAACAGAATTTGAGTTCCCCGATGAAATAGAAGCCAAAGAAGGTGGCAAAGTCGAGGCTAAAGATAATGTTGAAGACGTAGACTTTGATATTATTGACGATACTCCTGAAGATGATCGTGGTCGTGAACCGCTTCCTAAAGAGGTTGTGGACGAACTAGACAAAGACGAGTTAGAAGACTATTCTGAAAAAGTTAAGAAAAAGCTAATTCAGATGAAGAAGGTCTGGCATGATGAGCGCCGTGAGAAAGAACGGGTTCAGCGTGAACAGCAAGAAGCTATTGCGTATGCGCAACGTATACTTAAAGAGAATGAAAAGCTAAAATCTAGGCTAACTGCTGGGGAGAAAACCTTCCTAGACACCTATAAAGGTGCCGCAGAATTAGAACTAGACGCAGCTAAAAAAGCCTATAAAGATGCTTATGACAACGGCGATTCTGATAGGTTAATAGAGGCGCAACAGAAAATTTCTGACGCTAACTATAAACTTCGTAAAGCAGAAGAATATGTTCCCTCTTTACAAGATGACAAAGATAGTGTACAAAGCGAACCAGAAGTACAAGTGTCTCGCCCTGACCCAAGAGCTACTGCGTGGCAACAGCGCAATACATGGTTCGGTCAGGACGAGGAAATGACCAGTCTAGCACTTGGACTACATCAAAAATTGGTCAAGGAACACGGGGAAAATTATCCCTCAACGAACGAATACTGGGAAAAAGTCGATAGCACTATGCGTCGCAGATTCCCAGACTATTTTCAAGATGAAACGTCTGAAGCGGAAACTAAACCTGCTGGACGTACTGAAAGATCCGCCACGGTAGTTGCTCCTGCGACACGTAGCACCGCTTCCAAGAAAGTTGTGCTTAAGCAGTCAGAATTGGCTATTGCCAAGAAACTGGGAGTTACCCCTGAGCGCTACGCCCGTGAAAAACTTTTAACAAATGGAGGCCAATAATGGCTGAAAACAAATTGAGTAGAGAACTTGGAACCCGTGCCAGTCAGGAACGCCCAAAGCAGTGGGCACCACCTGAGCTTTTGCCTGAACCAGATAAGCAGCCCGGTTTTGCGTACAGATGGATTCGCGTATCAACTTTACAAAATGCAGACCCACGTAATCTTTCAGCGAAAATGCGTGAAGGGTGGGAGCCAGTAAAGATTGAGGAGCAACCAAAATTTCAACTGCTAATCGATCCAGCTAGTCGTTTTAAAGACAATATTGAGATCGGTGGACTTTTGTTATGCAAGACACCAGAAGAGTTGGTAGATCAACGTAATAGTCACTACCAGCATCAGGCCGAAAACCAAATGGAGTCTGTAGACCAAAGTTTAATGCGTCAAAGTGACCCACGGATGCCTCTCTTTAATGAGAAGAAATCTACGACGACCTTTGGCACTGGAAAATAGTAATCTAATCTTTGGAGTTAAATATGGCTTATCCGACTGTATCAGCCCCCTACGGGCTAAAACCGGTCAATTTGATCGGTGGTCAGGTATTCGCAGGATCAACTCGTCTAATGGAAATTGCAAGTGGTTATGCCACTAATATTTTCTACGGCGATTTGGTAAAGCGCGTAGCTGACGGAACTATTGAAAAAGACACCGGCACCACTACTGCCACGCCATGTGGTGTGTTTTTGGGTGTCCAGTTTGTTAATGCTTCTACTGGTCAAGTGCAGCAACAGCAGTACTACCCAGCAAGTCAGGCTATTAAGTCTGGTTCGCAAATTTTTGCTGTGGTTGCAGACGACCCTGACACACTGTTCCAAGTGGCTTCCTGCTCTGGTACTACTGTTATTGCCGCAATGGGTAAATCCGCTATTGGTAACAATATCGCGCTAATCCAAAATGCTGGTTCTACCACTACTGGTAATTCCAAAGTAGCAATTGATGAGGGAACTCAGGCAACTACAAACACTCTTCCCATCCGTATTATTGATGTGGTTAGAGATACCGCAACAGGCGCTGACGCTTTTGTTGAATTTATCGTCAAGATAAACGCAACTATGCACCAGTACAACAACTCAACTGGCGTATAAGGAGCTAGATCATGGCAATTTCACGCGCACAACTATTGAAAGAGCTGCTCCCCGGCCTAAACGCATTGTTTGGTATGGAGTATGCTACTTACGGTGAACAACACAAAGAAGTCTACGAAACAGAGACTTCCGAGCGTTCGTTCGAAGAAGAAACAAAACTGTCTGGTTTCTCAGCAGCACCTGTTAAAAACGAAGGCTCAGCCATCGCTTATGACAATGCTCAAGAAGCATGGACAGCACGATACAACCACGAAACCATCGCTTTGGGCTTCAGCTTAACTGAAGAAGCAATCGAAGATAACTTGTATGACTCGTTATCAGCTCGTTATACCAAAGCTTTGGCTCGTGCTATGGCGTACACCAAGCAAGTTAAAGCTGCTTCTGTACTAAACAACGGCTTCACTAACTCCGCGCAATACTACGGTGGTGATAATGTGCCTTTGTTCAGCGCATCGCATCCTTTGATCTCTGGTGGTGTAAACAGCAACATCCCATCAACTCCTGCTGACTTGAACGAAACTTCGTTGGAAAACGCTGTTATTCAGATCGCTGCTTGGACTGATGAACGTGGTCTGTTGATCGCTGCTAAGCCTAAGAAATTGGTTGTTCCACCTGCTCTGCAATTCGTTTCTACTCGTCTATTAGAGACCAGCCTCCGTGTTGGTACAACTGATAACGATATCAACGCTATCAAGAACAATGGTTCAATCCCAGAAGGCTATACCGTCAATAACTTCTTAACCGATCCAAACGCTTGGTTCTTAACAACCGACGTTCCAAACGGTATGAAGCATTTTGTACGTACACCTTTGAGCAACTCAATGGACGGCGACTTTGATACTGGTAACGTACGTTACAAGTCTCGTGAGCGTTATTCATTCGGTTGGTCTGATCCACTCGGTATGTACGGTTCACAAGGCGCGTAATAGCGTTTTATTGAGAGGGGGCTTCGGCCCCCTTTTATTTAGTGAGGTAGATATGAATATTTTTATACAGAAACAGATTGAGTCGTCAGAACGTCTATATAAAATGATGTTCCAAGACCATGCGGATCGCGTCAAAAACGTTACTAATGTATATGAAATAAGCGAAAGCCTACAAAAAAAGCTGGACCAACGTGATGCTGAAATAGCAAAATTACGCCGCCAACTACGTGCTTACGAGCTTATAGAGCGCATGTAGCTTGTTTTATGGCTGTAATATTTATGGCATAGTATTAGATGGCAGCCGGGGGCGGTTGCTTTTTTGCTATGGAGAACACTATGCACGTAACTATTATTTTTGAATGTGAGTACGAAGAATTATTTGACGACGTTGAGTACGAAGAGTACGAAGAT